AAGCTAATGGCAAGCGAGGTTGAGCCTTCAGTTGTAACCGCAGTCGCTACGATCGGCGCAGTTGGTGTAACACCAGTTGTGTGCTGAACAATTGACTGTGACATATTGATCTCGTCTAAGCCCAATACGCCTTCGCCCATCATACCGTTCTTGAACTGACGGCTGATAGTACCAGTTGGGTTAAACAGACCTTTCAAGCCCTCGACCAAACCAGCGTTGGCGGCTGGGTTAACAGTCGCATAACGCGTGCTCATAGGTGTGGCAAACTCGTTAAGTTTCTGTTGTGCGGAAAGCAAAACCGAAGACGTTGAAGGAGTTGAACCAGGTGTACCCACCGAGTTGTAAATGCTTTTGTAGGAAGTTGCTACGTCAGCATCGACGCTTGATGCCAATTGCGACACACGGGGCTTAAGAACGCGTTCTGCAAAATCATCCAATTGCATGGTGAGTTCGGCAGACGTGAAGTTCACGCCAATGTGTTTTTGGGTTGAAACAGTCAAAGTTGTGAACTGTTCGTTGTCGTCCTGAACTTGCAGGGCGGCACCGTCGGTCACCAGCGCGCGGTCGGGTAAGCGAATACGCAGGGTTGAACCGATTTTTGCGCCTTCAACGGCGAATGAATCGTCGTACTGACGATTGACGTTGCGACTGATCACCAAGTTGTTCTCGAGGATTTCGAGGGATTTACGGGTGATCATGTCAATGGTTAGAATGCTATTGGCCATGATAATTTCCTAAAATAAGTTAGCGGAGGTTGCGCGCTTCGTGCTTCCTTACCTGTCTTGCTCTTTCTGCCTCAATCCACTCGGAAGTAGACATTGACTTAATAGAGCGTGGATCAGTCGTATCGTATGCCGGTGAGCCAGAGGAACGTGCTGATACAGGTGAAATCGGCGCGGGTGCGTTTGAAGTCTTTTTGACCGGTGGGTTTGCGGTTAACTGCGCCTCAATCTTCCCGATCTCTTTGGCTTGCATGATAGGCGAAAGACGTGAAATCCGTTCCGCTTCTCGGGGGTTTGCACCTAAGTGGTAAGCCACTTCGGGGCCATTGTCCGAGGCCTGAATGGATTGGGCCATCACGGTGGTGATTGTTAAATTCGGGTTGTAGGCGACTTGTTCAAAGTCGTCATACTTCGCACGAACCTCTTCCTCTTTGTCGTGATAGGTTTCGAGCATTTCAGCTTGTTGCTTGCGCTGTTCTCGCTCGGCAATCTTTTGCTCCGCACGTTGATCAGCCAAGGCTTCGACATAATCTTCGTTTGAGGCAAACTGCTCGGGCGTAACCGGTGCTTGTTGCACAACAGGTTGAACTCGTTCCCTTTCCCACTTTCGCTGCTCTCTGGCGAGCCGCTTGCCGATGGCTGCGTCTAATTCCTCTTGTGAGAAGGTCTTAGGTGCTGCTTCGGGTACTTCCGGCGCAGATACTTCAACAACCGGTTCTGCCGTAACTTCCGGTGTCGGCGCGGGCACTTCCGCTTGGCTTACTTCTTCTGACATTTGTAACTCCGAGGAGTCCTGGTGGATCGCACCAGTACGATTATTATATTAGTTAGATTCTGTGGGTGCAAGCACCCATGATTGCGTAGTTTCATCCCAAGTGTATAGTTGCCCATCTGTAGGATATGGGACAGGTGCTTCCCAATAATAAGTTTGAGTATCTAAAATCCATGATGGATATGGTTGAGGTGTGTAAAACACACCAATGACACCATCTTGAACAACAGTTGTATCAAGCGTATAACCAAGGCCGGCATAATTTGCGCGTAACGCTACGCCGCCATCAGGCTGACCATCTTGACCGTAATGGACGTTTCCATGCGTGTTGTAAGAGGTTTGCCACCACATACTTGGGTCACCTTCAGCGCCTGAATCAATAAAAGATTGGTCAGCGGCAATAACATTATCAACAATGCCTTTACCGTCTGCAAGTGTTGGTACTCTTGCAAAATAACTCATGCTGTGTAACTCCCCGATGCCGTGTATTTCACTATTGTATTTGAGCCGCTAGTGGTAACTGTTGGTGAACCCGTAACAACTCCTGTGTAATTTATAGTTGGGATGGAAAGAATAACTACGCCAGAACCACCCGCGCCGCCGTTAGAGTTATCGCCGCAACCACCGCCACCACCACCTAAATTAGCCGTACCCGCAGAACCTGAGCCTGTAGAACCTGTGCCGCCACCCCCAGCTCCGCCCCCACCAGCCGTATTCCCTGAGTTAGCTCCACCGCCACCACCACCAGCATAAGTAATTGATGAACCAGTAATAGATGATGCTGTTCCTGCACCACCTGTACCTGCTGTGCTACTAGCACCTGTTCCACCAACTGCATTAGCGCCGCCGCCACCGCCGCCAACTGGGTTTGCACTGCCACCACCAGCAAAACCTTGACCAGAAGTTCCCGCAGCACCTGAACCACCTGAACGGCCACCGCCACCAGAACCACCAGATGTAGGCGAGGCAAACGTACTTGCACCGCCGCCGCCGCCAATTGCTGTGGCTAATGTGCCAAATAAAGAATTTGAACCGGCGCTAGGACCGCCGCCAGAACTTGCATTTGTACCGCCGGCGCCACCTGCGCCTACAGTAATTGTGTAAGTTGTAGCAGCAGACAATGACACTGTATCTGTTAGTAAACCACCTGCACCACCACCGCCAGATGCCGAATTGCCAGAATATGTACCTCCGCCTCCGCCCCCACCTGCCACAACTAAATATGAAATTGCATAACTTGTGGTAAGAGCGCCTGATGAAGTAAAGGTATGGATGGTATTTCCACCCGAAGATGTAACTGTGCCGCCCGAGAAAACTTGTGAGCCGGCATAAGAAATAATGACTACGCCTGAACCGCCTGCGCCGCTTGTTGAGCCGCCGCCTCCACCAGTATTTGCAGTTCCCGCAGTACCACCACCACTTTGTGCTGACCCACCTGACCCACCACCACCTGCACCGCCTGATCCGGAACTGCCAGAACCACGGGTATCCCAACCACCACCACCGCCGCCTGCGTAAGTAACGGACGAACCTGTAATAGATGATGCTGTTCCTGCGCCGCCATTTTTAGATGTGGCTGCAACACTTGAACCGCCGCCGCCGCCGCCTTGGCCAAAACCGCTTGCAATTGCGCCGGTGTATCCAGCAAAACCTTGACCAGATGTTCCTGCGCCGCCAGCCGTAGTGGTACTAGGATCAATTGCGCCGCCGCCGCCACCGGAACCGCCCGATAAACCCGCACCCGAGCCATAACCGCCGCCGCCGCCGCCAAGCGACGTAACCGTTGTAATGTCCGTGCCGCTAACAACAGAATTTGATCCGTTTGTTCCATTTGTACCTGATGCTCCACCCGCACCAACTGTGACTGTATAAGTTGTAGCAGAAGACAATAAAACCGTACTTGTTAGCAAACCACCTGCACCTCCTCCTCCGCCAGCATTTGCGCCTGATCCACCACCACCTCCGCCTGCCACAACAAGATAGGTTGCGGTAATAGGCGGTGTACCAAACATGGCTTGAAACAAGGTGTGGTAAGCAAACATTAGTATGTATACCCTTGTGAAGCTGTGCCGTACCAATATGTGCCGTCGGCAACAAAAGCAATAATGTCTAGCTTACCAAGCGTGGCAGTAATAGTTGGTGCGCCGCTTGAGTTCCACTTAACGCTTGTAAAAGTTGCCGTTGTAGCAGAACCCGCTGCGGGTTGTTTAAGCAATAAAGTAAATGATTTACCCGCTGTAGCTGTGGGCATCGTAAACGTACAAGGCGTAGCCGAGGTCAAAGTAGCCGTTAAGATCGTACCGGCGGTGATTGCCAAGGTAGCCGATGCACCAACTGTACCGCTTGCCACAACTGTTTCGGTGTAAGCAGTAGGTACAAAGCTAGTAGATGAAGTAAGAGTTGTGAATGCGCCTGTGTTCGGTGTTGTTGCCCCCACCGTGCCGTTAATGTTGATTGATGCCGTGCCGGTCAAGTTGGTAACCGTACCGCTTGAGGGTGTGCCTAGCGCGCCGTTAAACGTAACTAAAGCACCGGCTGAACCGACGTTGACGCCAAGAGCCGTCACAACGCCCGTGCCGGTAGTCGTAGTAGACGGCGCAGCACCCGCACCGCCACCAATGACCAAAGCACTAGCTGCCAAGGCCGCTGAAGTTGCCCACGTCGTAGCACTTGAGAAGTAAGGTACGCCGCCTGAAGTACCGGCAATGGTTAAGGCTGGTGTAGTGGTTGCTGTAGCAACCGAAACTACGCCTCCGGTAAAGCTAACAGAAGTTACCGTGCCGGTCGTAGGCGTTGCCCAAGAAGGAATACCGGCCGCCACAGTCAACACTTGACCCGTTGTGCCAATGGCTAATTTAGACAAAGCTGTAGTTGTTGAGGCATATAGAACATCGCCCACCACATACGAACTTTGACCCGTACCGCCATTGACCGCTGC